AAGCTGCCCAGCATCGCCAGCAGCATCAGCACACTGAATGGAGACAGAGCCGCCATCGGTGTTGCCCTTCGCCTTCAGGATGATGCTGCGATCCATCGTCGGGTAGCTGACCATGTTGGTCTTGAAACCGTACTCGCCAATGTTGCCGACATTGGCAATGTTGATGTAAGTAAGGGAGTCGAAGCCGGGCGAAAGACCCGCCATATCGGCGTTCTGCGCTGTGCTGGAAATACCAAACGTCGCGCCTACAAGGGTATACGGTGCCTGTGCCATGATGCGTTACCTCTTTGTGTGTGTTGCCACATTGCGCGGCGGATTGTAAGTACCTAACAACTCTCTGGTGAAACCACCAAGACTTACCACTTTCCCGGCCAGTCTTGGATAAACCTTTCCCCAAGTATGGCGGAAACCTTCAGCTTGCTTCCATGCGTAATTGTTATACACATGCGGCGCGCTGTCCATGCCGACCCCAGCAAGTACAACTTGTTGACAATCAAGACGTTCCAATGCGTACTTGACTGCATACAGGCCGCTTGACCCGCTACGATGCCCATCGTCTGATTTAGCTTCAGGCCAAACGTAATCGAATACTTCATCCACGCCGGGGATTTGAACAAAGCTGACGAAATAAGCCTGTTTCTTCTTGGCGTAGATAGCTGGGTGAAGGCTGACGTGAATATCAACTGGGCCAAACAATTCGGCAGCTCGGTTGACGCCAATTACTTTGTCGAAGTCGGAGCGTTCTATTTGGTCAAGTTCCGCCCTGACGTATTTACCGCATCCGATGACTAATGCCTTCATGCGTATAACCCACTGAACTTGGGAATATCCCAAGGGCGCGGCTTTCCGTGAAAGCAGATGACATCCGCACGGTCAGGGACGCCATGAAGGCAGTGACGCTTGTAACTGACGATATTCGTACCCCAGCGTCCAGCGTCAGGAAGTAATGGCTCTAGGAAGCCCTGATCGCCCCACGCTTGGGGTGTTGTGCACCGTGCCATGTGGCTGTCAGGGTTTTGCATCCAAATGCCGTACAGGCGCTTACGTTCGGCCTCAGTGGCATAGACAAGGCCAGAGCCGATATGACCGGGGCGTGTAAAGTCATTGAGCACCGTCGTCACCGTTGGCATCTCGGGCATCCGAAGCACCACGGTATCCAAGTCAAGGAGCAGCACGTCGCCGTGAATTAGGTCAGTGTCATACGCAGCCATCTTGCACCACCATCCCGGCCACTGCCATTTAGGCGTCACCGTAGGAGCGTCTGGCACATGCTCTGCGGTGATGCAAACAAGACCGGGAACCTGCCTAGCAAGCGCCTGAACGTGCTTGTGGGTGAAGTCGCCACCAGAGACAAAGGCGCAGACGGGAGTCATCTTGGCTCCCACGTGAATATCTGATCCTTGCCCCTTCCGTTCGGACAAATCTCAGCAACCATCTTGGCACCCCATGACTCAAGCAAGCGCTTGCACCCGTTGTCGGGGACGCCGTAGCGACGATTCAGTCCGTTTTCCTCAAGGATGATGACTGGCTGAAACTTGCGGATGGTCAGCTCACCACCTTTCAGCGCAAGAAACTCCATCCCCTCTACGTCCATCTTGATGAAGTCAGGAGAAAGGTGCAGCGAGTCGAGCGTGATGACCTCTACAGAGTCACCCTTGACACAGTACCTTTGTCCCGTGTTCTGCATGCCGTCGTGCATGTCACAGAATCCGGGCTTGCTGCCTAACGCAGCCTTGATGACGGTTGCGCCAGTGATCTGATCGGCAAGTTCGCTTGGCTCAATAGCCACTACATCACGGAAACTCTCAGACAACTGCCGCGTCACAATGCCTCTGTGTGCGCCACAGTCGATGGCTTGGTTAAACCGTGTGCAGAACCCCATCGCACGCTCCATCGTGGCTTGCTGGTGATTGTCGGGGAGGTCAGCAAGCATCAGCGCACCACCCGCCAGTCAATGCGGACCGGGACAAGCATGGCGGCAAGACGATCATCCTTCACCGGGCCACGGATGCTCGGCGTGTCAGTGACATAGGCAGTCCCGAACGTGCTTCGCTTAGTAAACGCGTCTCTTACGTCCTCTGCCATGTCCAGGATGCCCTCAATTCCTTCACCTTCACGGCTATAAACCATGATGTTGTGAGTTCCGGTCTCAGTGAAGTCAGCACCTACTTCCATACCCAAGTCAGTTGCGCTGCTCATCACAGATGAAACAAGTAGCCAAATACCTGACTTCGGCGGTACAAAATCAATGCCGATGTACCCAATCGGTATAGCTGGGCTGTAGGTTTGAGCGAAAGCCTCTAGTTTTGCTGAGAATCCGTTGTAAATGTCTGCTGTTATGCTCACGCGATGGCTCCTTTAGCGCGGTTTACGCCTTGTGACACATATTTTAGCCAGTCGCGTGTGCCGAAGCTCACAAACAAGTTCTTGTTGTCTTGGATGTTCGCATATTGCGCTGTCCAACCAACGTAAAGCGTCGTTGACAAGTCCCAAGAGGCGATCTTTGCTGGAACAACGCTAGGATCACCAATGGGGTCATGCCAGTTGAAGCCGGTGGCCGTAAGTGTTGGGCCTTCGCTTGGGCCTGATGGCATGGAGCCATAGCCTACGTTCTGGCTTGCTTGAAGGAACCCGCTATAGACCGGCATACGGCCTTCTGGCTTGGATACATTGGCAGCGAAGGCGGTTTCGGTAGAGGCGTACCGTGCAACAAAGACCATGCGGGCCTTTGCTTTGGTAGTCCATGCCGCTACTTGTGACCCGAAGTCCGCCACGTCACGCCCTCACCGTAACCTGCCAAACAACCGCAGCCCCCGCCGCAGGGCTACGGATGATCTTCACGACGCTGTACTGCGAGCCGTCGATAGTCACGCGGTCTGTGAGCTTCGGGATGAGCGTGTCAGCGGGGATAGTCACGACAAGATCAGTCACTTGCACCATGGTATCGGCCAAGTCCTGAGCATTCGTACCTCGCGCTACACCGTTGAAGGGTTGCGGAGTGTACGTGGGCGGGCCGGGTGAGTACACGGGGCCGGAGCCTGCCGCGTAGGCGTCAAGCGTCATCGTGCCCTGCTTGTAGTCTGTCAGCAGTTGCTTGGCGATGCCCTGCATCTGTGAGTAGAAGTCAGGCATGTTCAGTCTTGATCGACAGTGCCCGAGAAATGGCCTTTGACGCGATCAAAGTACGACGGCTGTGTATCTTGGCTCTCGGGCGTAGGATCGTTCTGTGAGTCCTCTACGGGCGTCTCAGGTGCCTTCACTGGCACACGGACGGTCGGCACAGGTTTGACGGGAGCAGTGGCGGCGGATTTGACGCGGAAGGCGAAACCTTTGCCCTTGCGGATGTATTCGTTTGACATCGTGTTGCCTCCGTTACCGTATGACGTTCATCGCAACAATGCCACCAACGCCGGTAAGAACTGGCGCAATGATGGCGTCGATTTCGGGGAAGATGGGCACAGTGGGAGAAACATCCAACTGTCCGGGGGTGTCATTAGTGGCGTTCTTGTAGGTCAAACTCTGACCGTAGGAAACCTTCACGGCCTGATAGACCTCTACCGAAGTAGGCAGGCGGTCAGCAGCAGGGTTGTAGTCAGGAAGAAGGCTTCCGGGATTCTGACCTTCACGGATTGCCGCTTCAATCGTGGCGTTAACGACTTCCAGTGGGATGCTAGACGGGTCAATGTCGTTGCCGTCATAGTCAGCCGCGTCTACACGCGGCCACTCTTGGTCTTGGGCGCGTCCCCCGGCCCGTGAGCCGGAGAACATGCTTTTCCATCGTCCTGTGCCAAGGCGCGAGCGATAGCGCAAGTCAATGTATTGCGACGCACGAACGAGTGCCGATGGTTGGTCGGCAATCGCACTCCATTCAGGAGTCTGCCCGCGTGCAGCGAAGTAGCTGTCCGCGTCAGTCGTGGTCGCATACGGGGTCATAGATCAGGTGGACAGTGCGAAAGCAATGTCTTGCTTGCGCTTGAAGTTGACGCCAGCCACCCGGAAGATACCGGGGACTTCCCAACGCAGCGGGCCAGCCTGATACACGGGCAGGAAACGATGCGGCATCGGGATGTACAAGGCAATCACGTCCGGGGAGCGACGGTAGGCGATGTACAGGGACTTGCTGGAACTGTTGGTCAGCCCAACAACACCCGTGATGCGCAGCGACGGATACTTCCGACGCAGGTAGTCAATGGCGGTCATGCTGCTGTTCGCAAAGAACGTGGTGTCGGCAATGTCGAACTGCGCGTCATCCATGACGATGGTGTCGGCAGTCGGGACGTTACCAGCGCCGGTCTTCTTCACCAGCCCAACAAGGTCAAGAGCGATCTGGTTGGCGGTGGTCGTACCAGCAACCCACTTGGTGATGGTGCTACCCAAAGGCGTTGCGGTGGAGGCGGAAACACCCTTCAGACCAGTGAAGCCCTTGGCGGCATCGCCGTTGAACGCGATGTCCTCGATCTTCACTTCATAGGCGCGACGTGCGGCATACGCCTTCTCTTCAGCAAGGTTGAAGCCACCAAGCCGCGAGGCGTTGATTTCCTCAAGGCCGTATCCGTAGCCAATACCACCCATGTAAGCCTGCTGGACAGTCGCATCCAAGCCAGCATCAGCCATCGGCACGTCATCGGCGTTGCCGTTGATGTAGCCCGCCTGACCCTGATGATTCGCAGAGACGAAGGTGGTCGAAGGTGCCCACGGGTTGCCAGCGGTAATCACCGGCAAGAACTGCGGGTACAGGATGCCAGAAGTCACACTTTCGTTGACAACTCGCTCAATCCGGGTCGTTTGACCCTGAAGGTAGGTTTCGACGGCAGTTGCGTCATTCAGATTGATAGGCATGTGACTCTCCTTATGCCGCAACGGCGTTGGTGCTGTTCAACAGAAGCTTGAACAACGCGCCAGACGAAGCACTGGTTTCGGCGTAGCCGTCCAGCTTGAAGTTGCTCGCAGTGGTGGCAACGTATTTATTGTATACGCCAGCGGCAGTACACATGATCGGGTCACCAGCAGCGATGGTGCCACCAGCAGTCAGCCAGATCGCGCCGAAGTCCATGACTCGGGCATCGTCGTACTGATTGAACTGCGACTTGGGCGATTCGGCAACGGTGATGCCGATGAAGTTGCCCGCAGCAAGGCCAGCCGTGCAGCCGTGGTCATTGGTGCCCTGCTTGACCGGCAAGCCAAAGGCAATACCAGCGGAGTCCTCAACCGTGCGGCTGAGAAGGTTTGCGGCGCTCATGTCCGCGATGCCGCCAGCTACGCCGACATCAGTGAGAATGGTATCAGCCATTGGTGTTCTCCTTGTTCTTCCAAGCGTTCGAGATACGCTCGTCGTAAGCGGTCTGCGAATCTACAACTTCATGCTTCTTGCCGTCGGCAAGCTGCTTGCGAACCGGATCAGCCTTGTTGGCATCTTCGGCAAGAATGTCAAAGCGCGCATCAACATACGCCTCCGACTTGTCTTTGATCGCCTCATCACCCAACACAGCCACGACAGCAGCCTTGCGGATGTCGGCGGGCGAACCCTTGTACTCGCCGTCCTTGATGGACTTCGCAGTCGCAATCAGGTCGGCGCGTTCGGCAATGGCCTTGTCGAAGTCGGCGTCAGACATCTTCGCTTTCTCCAACTCTGCGATCTTGGCGTCTTTCGTTGCCAACTCCGCATCCTTGGTAGCCAGCGCAGCGTCATGCGCAGTCTGGGCCGTAACCAGAGAGGTCTTGGAGTCAGCAAGCAAGCCTTGCAGCTTATTGATGACCTCCGCGCCCTGCTGGGTCGTTTCCACAGTGAGGCCGTCCACGACGACCGTTCGATTGTCAGCCATGTTCGGCTCCTGTATTGGTTCTCCAGCAAGTTTACGAGTGCTAGATTCTCGTTTTTGAAACTCAAGTAGCCTTTCTACATAATCAGGGCATTCTTGGAGTAACTTAAGATTGTCGCCAATTCTTGCTCCATGCCCAGCACGCGCCCTGTCTACCAAGGCAATGTGGTTGGCACGGATATTGCGTTGAATCGCATCATAGTGCAAGCCGGATGGTGTTACTCCGTCTTTCCACTCGATTTCAGCCTGATAACCCACGCTCAACTCGCGCTTCCCGTCTTCCATCGCTTTGATGGTGTCGGAATCGGTCATCAGTAGAGGAACTTGGATGTATTCGCCATCGCGGGCAATACGATCCCCCGTATAGCCTTTTGCGTGCTCCTTCCAATTGTCGGAAGTCACCGCCTCATGCGGATGATCGTTGGTCAGTGGACGGTGCGCGAAGCTATGCAAGGATTCCTTGTCGAATACCTCACTATCAGGACGGTATACGTCAACAAACGACTTATCTGGCTTGCCCATCTCCGATCCTAGATACCTCTGCACGTTGTTGCCACGGGCGACACGCGCCGTCGCGGCAAGGTAGCCGTCTTTCGTGCGGCGCATGGTGCCATCGGCAATTTGAATGGAATCAACAAAGTCCATGCGCGTATCCTATATTACTTTTTCGTTGCTGTAACGGTAGGGTCAGGCGGCAGCACAGCATTCGGGTCAGGCAACAACGGGTCAGGTGATTGAGCAGTGGGTCTTGGCTCTGGCGCTACCTTCAGTTCCTTACGCCCCATCATCGCCACGGCGGCCTCCGCAAGCGACTCGGGCGTGAACAAGCCAGACTTGGCAAGATTGCCAATCGCGTAAGCGTTGTATTGGTTGGTCTGCCCTTGCGCTTGCTCATCCAACTGCCACAACGGAACCCATGTGTAATCAGCGTTCGGTGCATTGCAGTTACGGCAAAGCTGTTCGTCAAGGTGAAGCAACGAAGGCTCAAGCTGCATCGTCTGGATACTGCGAACCGTATCGTAGTAGTCACGAATCTCGTTGTTACCGGAGGCATTGAGGCCAGAAGCAGAGCGGCCAAGCAGGCGGGTCATGGGGATGTTGGCGGCACCGGCAGTAATCTGGTAGGCCGTCATCAGCAGATCGTTCAATGAACCGAACACGATCTGCTTTTGGTCCCATTCCTCTTCCGAGTCCATCAACAGCGCGTTGTTGACGCTCTTGTACTGCATCATCAGTGCAATACGCTTGTTCAAGGCATCAACGTATTCCTGATCCCCGACGTTCTGCATCAGGCCGGGAACCTTCACTACGTCAATCTTCGCCTCAAACACCAGCTCAGCCACGTTTGCAGCGACGGAATCAGCGTTCTTCAGGGCATCGTAGGACGATTGAAGTACCGAATCGCCAAGGCAGTTGTTGTCACCCGGAACCTCGTTGCCGATAAACAGGGCAACGCGGGATGGGTGTACGTCAAGGTTGCCAATGCGGAAGTACTTTGGCTTGCCGAAGTTCTCGCTCGTGGGATCGTTGTCCCAATCGTTCACCGAAAGGTAGTCGTGGTTGACTACCGTAAGGCTCTGGATGGTTTCAGACTCGTCCAGTGGCGCTCCAACACGCTTCTTGTTGGTGCCGATGTATATTCCGGCGTAACCGTACAGGCGGGCAGACTGGTATGCCTCGAACGTGCGCTGCTTGAGGCGTAGTTTCTCTTCAAGTGCGGTTACTTTCTTGTTATCCCACTGCCGCCACTCTCGGGTAGCGTCCTCAGCGGGGACATCAACCACCTTTCGCGGCAACCACGCATAGCGGTAGGCGTTGGTAATCTCAACATCGCTTAGTGGGCTGGCTTGGTAGCGCGTTCCGATGGACTTGGCTCGTCCCGAATTAAGCTGCAAGCCGACGTTGACAAGATTATCAACAAATTGATGAATCTTGCCCATTACGCCGCACTACCAAGTTCTTGAAACGAAAAAGACGACGATTTATCACCCTTTCGAGTCTTCGCCGTGAGATTTTCGTCAAGTTTTACGCTCATGGTGGCAGAGGATACCACGCAACTTCGATTAACTTGCAAGTAGCCACCTATCCAATGTGCATCAAGGTATAGGAACTTCCATTATTAAGCTGGTTGAACCCGCCAGAACACGCATCGCCTTGGTCATCGTGGCGGCATGGGCCACCAAGAGACTCAAGTTCCTTCATCAGTTCATCATTCCAAGGTGCTGTGACTATATCGACGTTACCGGCCTCCGCTTGGGCTGATAGTCCCTGCCAATCCTCTTCCTTTGAGGATCGTTTCTGGAGTAGGCGAGCGTTGTAACCAGACAATTTGCTCACAAGGTACTCGCCAGCGATCTTGCCGGACGATCCCGGCTCCTGCTCAAGCACAATCTTGATCTTCTTTCCGTCTTTCTTGGCGGTGGCGACCATGTTGGCTTCAACAGTGTGCGGGCTTCCCTGAAAGCGAACGATGTCAGCAATGACATATCGGCCACTCTTCTGCTTGCCTATCAATGCACCAACGCTGTAATCGGGGTCAGGGTTTCCCGGATGAGGCTTTGTAGAGGCCAAATCCCAATACCTGACCCACCTTGTGCCTTTCTCGGTCAATGCGTTGATGATGCTGTCTGGCGTCCACGGTGGGCGCTTTGGGCCGTCTGCGCCCGCATAGACGGGATAGCCATTCTCGTCAATTGAGACGATGTAACTGAACCATTTGTCTTGGAAGTACGAACCCGCAGACTCCTTAGCATCCCAGTTGCCGCCAAGCATCTGTAGGCGCTCGTGGTCACGCATGAGCATCAGCTTGGACTTGTAGCCGGGATCGGCGTTGACAAGAATCTGGTTGTCTTCAAGTTTCGATGGGATGAAGGTTACGGAGACTGGGAGCATGTCCTTGCCAAATCGAGCCATAAGCTCTTCCTTCGTATCACCCCACTCAACCTCGTCTTTCACAACGATCATCCACCTGACGACGCCAGCACGCTCCTTGATGGGGTAGCCGTCATCACCAATCCACCAGCCAAGGAACTTCCTCAACCAGCTATCAGGGTCAGGGTTGCACGTTGCACGAAGTAGTGGGGCTATTCCTGACGTAGAGCGGTTGCATGCAAGCAAAGCAGTCACCTGCTTCCATGTGAAATGGCTGATCTCGTCAATGCCGATGAAAGTTATCTGTGATCCGCGCCAATCTTCGGTGTTCTTCTCGTACTGCATGTGGCTGAAGCGCAGGAATGCGCCTGATGGGAACGTATACGTTGGTACGGGCGTCAACGAGGCTTTGCCACCAAGTAGCGGGTACATCTTCCCTGCCGTCTCCCAAAGACCGCCGTTAGCCATGACTTGGGGGAAGGTGCGTCGGAATAGGACACCACTGTAATTCTTGTTGTTGATGTGGCGTGCGGCTTCCATTAGAAGTGCCCAACTTTTGCCACCGCCGCGAGCGCCGCCGAAGAGAACAAAGTCGGCGTCGCTGGCAAGGAAGTCTTCTTGCGGTCCTTTCTGCGGGCGAATCTCAATAGGGCTGTTACTCATGTCACGGCTTTTCCTTCACATCCGCATCGAAGATCGCCAGATGTACCGCATCCAAGGCCCGGTACACGTCGTGGCGGCGCGTGTAAGCCTCGCCTGAGCCCGCAATGATACGGTTGTTCTTGGCTATGAGGTGCCATCTCCAGCCATCGAGAGCTTTGTACACGACGAATGTAGGCTTCTTCATCAGTCAACCCTCTCGCAGATGTGTTGCCCTGCCTTCTTGTGCACCAACAGACGTACACCGTGACGCTTGCCCCAGTGGCAGGCGGCTTGGCGGCATTTGATGACGTACTCAGGTGGTACGACGAATGGGGTGCCGTTAGCTGTCTCGAAGAAGGGATAGAGCAGCTTACGTCCGGGGGTGCTGGGGTCACGATGAATAGTCATGGGGCGATGATACGTCAATGATGATTGAATATCAACATCAGACACAAAGAACCCCCCCGCTATCTTGCTGCCGTGATGCACCACGCTTGCAGCAAGCGGGAGGGGCCGTGTTGTATGAATACTAATGTACGCTAACGATGTATGTCAACGAAATACGACTATTTGGACGGATTTGCCATCATCGGTTTGCCTTCATGTCTCGGCCTACCGCCTTGTCGAAAGAGTGAGCGGAGCCACGCCACATCACCTTCGGTGACATCCGGTAAGTTATCGCAAGCCCTTCAGTGACGCATTCCTCAATCACCTTCTCCTCAAGCAACTCCGTCATGGCCCGCCAGAACTGCTGACGGCTCATGCCCATCTCCTTAGCCAGAGCCGTCTTGTTGATCTCCAAGGCGTTCTCGTAACCAAGGATGTGTTGAAGCTTCAGATATACCCGAAGCGTACTTGCGTGCTTGATGTAGCTCAGATCAGTGTGCTTGTTCACCACGATGTACTCCTGAAACGGTGCGACTCGTTTGGGCCTTGCTGCAATACGTAATTGACCCGAGACAACCTCGCCAGTCTCTGAATCAAGTATATCAAGGGTCTTGGTTGCCATGCCTGTAGTGTAACACACATGGAACGGTAGGTTACAACTCCGGCACATCGCGTTGCATTATCGGCACATTTTGCCTTTGTAAGCCATTGTTATGCCGTGTGTTTTTTGATGCCCTTCTTGTCTCTTTCTTGGATATAGCAAATGAGGCAAGTGTCGGACACGGCACGAGGCAAGCCCAGAGCACCCGGCAAGCGTGAAGCAAAGAGCGGTTCGGCAGGGCGAGGCAGGGGGTGAGGGCGAAGCAAAGACCAAGCACCTCAGTAAACCGAAGCTCACGGCAAACAGCAAAAGCTAACCAGCCAACAATGACTGGTCATCTATCAAGGAAACGCATGCCTAACGGCAAGTATCCCTTGAGGGGTCATGCCGCCTTCTTGGTGTTGACATATCGGGCGAGAGTGGTAGAATGTCAACAACACAACAAGCCGCCCACTTGACCGCAGTCTTAGGCGGCGAACTACCACGAGGAAATGGAAGATGGAAATTGAATATGAGTTCGCAGTGGAGCAGCAAGGCGAATTTGTGGCAGGCGGGACAACCACTGACGCAGATAGCGCACTCGCCGAAGCAGAGCACTACGAAATGATGTACAGCGCAGATGGCCCGCTTACGCTCAAGTTTTGGCGCAAAGAGGAACTTACCCGAGGCGACATTGAGGCGATCATTGAAAACGCCTAACCCAGTGGTAAGCCGTGGCGGTTTACCGCCATCGGCTTGACCTACGCGTTATGCGGCGCCACGAAATGGAGAAGGTCATGCTTGACGAATACCAGTGCGAGTGGAAGCCAACCGAACGGGACTTGAAGATGGGCGCGCTGGCGCAGCGATACCACGCGGAGGCGGAAGCCTTTGACCGGACGGTTTGCACCGGACCGATCCGCGAAGGAAGCATCTTGCCGGCAAACCCAAGGGAGATGGCGGCGATAAGCAGAAATGCGAACACATTGCGTAAGCAGATTATGACCGAGGCCGAGCAGTTTGGAATCGGTCGTGACGAAATGTCCAAGGCCATTGGACGAGCCGCATAACCCAGTGGTGAGCCGCCGCTGAAAGCGGTCGGCTCGACCTACGTGTTAGGACGCAACGCCAGGAGAACGAAATGATAAGAGCGGAAGCGAGAGGTCAATACGACTTTAGCCGAGAAAAAGACGCGCTCGTCGTGTCCAATGAGACAGGCCTGCGGGTGGCGCTATTTCTTAATGGCCGGCGCAAGCGCGACGTTATCAGCGTTTCGGTTGACTTGCCGGATAGCAAAGGCACCCGTTGCTACGCCGTCGATTTTGACTGGCTTGTAGATCACCTGCGTTCCCTTGAACCCAACAATGCGGCCTAACAACGAGGTAAGCCGCGCGCGGAGCGCGTCGGCTTGACCGCCTTGTTATGCCACACAAACCTGCCTGGAGATGACATGAGCAACCGGACGATGTTGGAAATCAACCACGACACCACGCCTCACGGCCAAGACGAGATCGTGCGTTGGGCGAATGCGATGGTGCAATACCTCTCTAGCGGCGACCCGAAGCTTCTCCCGCATGGTGTGACTTGGTTTGGGATGCGTCACCACTCGACCGACTGCCCGCTGGGCGACCCGCCGCGAGGCTGGAACAACCGTGGGGCATAACACCGGAAATCAGGCCGCGCCGCAGGCGTCGCGCCTGGATTGAGTTGTTAGGTGGTGAATTTCTAAATCAAGGGGAGAATGTAAGTGTACGAGCCGATAAAGGTTGGAGAAAAGGTACGGACTGGCGTGTATGTGTGTGGCGAGTGGAAGCCTATGTGGCTTGGCATGGTAACTGGACTATCTAGTGATGGGGCAGTGGCTAGCGTGGACATTGGAAGCATGCATGGATGCGCTCCGAATATGCGGCTTGAGCAGACCGGACATTTACGGCGAGAGCCGGAAGAATGCACCTGCGTAGCAAAAGATATGCCGTTTGGAAATTGCTGCAAACTGACACCTAACACCTGAATATCCTGCAAATCCCTCCATACACACCGTTAACACAGAGCCAGCACATGAAACTCAAGCCCGAAGTCATCGTAAGAGACGGCAACATATGGCTATTCATTGGTGCTGACTACAAGATTCTCACCCCAGCACAAGCGCAGAACCTCGTCGCAAAGATGCAAGGATCACTCTCAAGCATCAGACGAGATGGGAAACGCATACAGCGTAAGATTGTCAACAAGTCTGATCTGTCTTGCAGTTAGGCAGACTACTGTTTCGTATATCAACAGTTCGAGTTTAGTGAATTCTGCGGTAGGCGATATGCGGGTGTATGTCAACGAATTGGTTTTGTGTAAATTTGCGGTAGGTGATGAACAGGCACATCGAATCGGCCTCACATAACTGACGTACACCGTCCCCTGAGCCGTTAGGCATGGGTCAGGGTAGGGTATGGGGTCGGAAGCGCTTACAGGGCTGCTATGGAGGTCTCATGGCATATGCCGAGGATTGTCACAGTGTGACGTGATGCGCTGGATTGTGACGTTGAGGGCCACGCTTGCTTAGTTGGCTGCTGGCCTGCGCTTACTGACCGATGGTGCTGCACATGGGTTTTCGCGGATGTTTGTGGATTCGTGGCAGTTGGCACGGCATGTGCTTTATATACAGTGAAGCCGCAATGGTGCGGCGATTGGAGTGCATGACATGAGCGATTGTGAACGTATCCGCGAAGTGACACCGACAAGCAAGCTAGTAGCTCGACAGTGGCTCTTGGCTAATGGCGCGCACGATGTCGAGTTGTACGACACGTCAGACGCTGGCTGGCTAGCATATTGCCACGAGTGCCAAGCGCGCAGCTCGGCAGCAGCCAGTGCACGCCATGCCGCTAGTGTCGCAGCGTTCAATGCGAAGGCATCGGTATGAACGATCACAGCGCACACGCCGCATTGAGTGACACCGCACGCCAGACGGCATCGGACAAGGCACGCATCGCAGCACAACGTGAGCAACTGGCACGGTACGCCGCTATCAAGGCGTCGGGCAAGGTGGGCGTGATCGGGCGTGTCGTGGCATGGGTGAAGGGGATGACGGCATGAGCACGCTCATCGGATACACAACGAATGCCACAACCTACGCGGGCAGCTATCGAATGATCCGCAACGACGCCACGGGAAGCCGCTACCTTCAGGTTAGACGCGCTGGCGCATGGGTAACGATTGATCGTGTGATTCCACATTACATTCGCGGCGCATACGCGGCTGCCAATTGGCTTGGGGCCTGACATGACATGCAAAGGTGCGACACACTGCGACAACTGCGGGTGTACTTGGCTTGACGATGGCCTGAATCCTATCGGCTGCCCCTACTGCCGAACGGTAACCGATGATGACGTTCGTAAGGCATGGATTGCGTTTGACGGCGGTTTTTACAGTGACAGGCTGGCCCCTAACGCTATCGTACGCATGCGCAGAACGCTTGAGTCTGTCCGCAAGTGACAGCATAACCGTCCATTTAGTCGGATTTGCCCCTGATTGCGACGGAATGTTGTTCTAGCCCGACGGTACCTGCTACCGTTGGCAGCATGACCAGTGACCAATTACGCCAATTCCGAACCAATCGACGCCTGACAGCTACCGCACTAGCGGCACTGTTGGGCGTTAATCGTATGACCGTCGCACGATGGGAGGATGGTTCTAGGGCTTGTCCGCCGATGCTGGCTCTAGCTCTGGCTGCGCTGGCGTTTGACCTGCCACCGTATCGTCCGCAGTAGCCTCTACATCGCACTGTAACGCCCGTGCAGGCGCATGCTCGATCACCCTTGCGCTATCCCCGTCCCTGCGGTTGTCCGGCATGTACAACGCCACGACAGGCCGCATGCTGCCATCGCTACTGGTCACGTCTAGCGGCAACACCTTGCCCACAAGGCTAAGAAATGCAACGGGTTGATCCTTCGCTTGTTGCTCCAAGTACTTCACGCCACCGACGTTGCTTAGGGCTTGCAAGATCATCCCACGGATACCACGGGTTGACTTGTCCTTCGCACCCTTAGGCTTGCCCGGATTGCCTTTCTTGAACCCCCCATCCTTTGCAAGGTATTGGCTGGGTTCTTTTCGGCTTTCGTCAATGTTTGCGTTCATGTCGCAGACGTTACCACATCTATTTAGTGAACTGCACAGTTCAGGTATTGATAAGGGATAGGTGAAGGGGTTACAGGTCTATCCCTTGTTACCTTACTTGTAGAGGATCAAAGGCAGGTCCGGGGGCGCTGGGGTGTAGACAATCAATCGACAATCAACCGATGACTGACACTCATGGTCACATTGTGACGTTTACGGCATGTTGTGACGCTTAGAGTCATACCTGTCAAAGATCATGCCAACAAGGCACGGGCGCGAAATACGTCCATTTAGTCGCATTTGAACATCATAAGCCATTGATACATAACGCTTTCGCAAAATAGTTGAAGATTGTTCGCGTGGGTTGGCATGGATGGCACGGCATCTGCATTAGATATATCGAAGCCGGAGATGTTCCGGCACGGAGTAAAGACGATGGCAATGTCAAAGAAAGATTACATCACGATAGCTGCAAGCTTGGCGGATCAGATCGTCAAAGCACGGGAGTATTTCAACAAGTTTCCGGAAAGTCATACGGCAGCCGGTGAGTTGATCGGCGCAAAAGACACGGCCTATGCGATCGCTCGGACGCTTGCAGCTAACAATCCACGCTTCGACCGCGTGCGCTTTCTGGCCGCCGTTGGCGCTGCGCAAGAGTGACACAAGCCAAGCCCACGTTACGGCGTGGGTTTGACTGGAATCACTTACAAGTGGAGATAGACATGTATCAGACAGACCGCAACATTCCCCGTTCACCGTGGCCTGTTGTGCTGGCCCTTGTTCTTGACCTTGTGGCGTTTGCCTTGCTGGCGCGGGCGGTGATGGCATGAGCGCGATACCGGAGCTTGAACCGCACTGTGGTAGCTGGATTGTCACTTCACCGTCTGGCCGCATTACGGAGCTTTATGAGCGATCCAATGCTGAAAAGGCACTAGCTGCCGGATACAAGGTACAGACCGCGCTGGTCTACCTTTGCGAGTTCAACAAGTCCATTTCTAGCGATGACGCCTAACTTGGCACGGCCATTGCATAGCCTTTCTACACAATCACACTCTCTAGGAGATACAACCATGTTTCAGACTGTCAATGAATCCGCTTTCCGTGATGCTTTCCGTAACTGCGGACGCGGCGACCAGTTCAGCTACGAGGCTCTGGGATGCCTGTTTGAGTATTTGGAAGAGATCGAGGGCGGCGATAACGCGGACAACGGCGGCATGGAACTGGACGTGATCGCCTTGTGCTGCGACTACGCAGAAGGTTCGGCGGACGAGATCGCCTCTGATTACAGCATCGACTTGTCCGATTGTGACGACGACGAAAAAGAGGACGCTGTACGCGAATACTTGGAGAATCACACATCTATCGTCGGCGAGACTTCTACCGGCTTCGTGTACGCCAAGTTCTAAGCGTTGCAGCCTATGCGTGAGCCTGTACGGGCGCGCATACACGGCAACACTGCCGACACCTACTAGGAGAAGTTCACTATGAACGCAACAATTCAGCTTGACGCGGCAAAACTTCGCGCTGTTTCCCTGTTTTCGTCTACAAAGGACATCCGCTATTATTTGAACGGCGTATATGTCGAGGCGTGCGCAACTGAAACACGCATGGCAGCAACAGATTGGCATGTTCTGGCCGTTGTACGAAGCACAGAGATGAACGGTATGGCTGCATGCCCTGAAATCTCGCTGATCGTGCCGGGTTCGGTCATCGCCTCGGCGCTCAAATTTCTACCCAAGGGCGAAAACCACGTTTCTTTGTTCTTGGATGATGGTAAGTGGACGATGGTATCCAACGGCGCGCGCTTGCCGTTTGAGCCTATCGACGGCAAGTTCCCGGACTACCGCAGGGTTATCCCCACCAAGGAACCGGAAGGCGAGGCGGCACAATTTGACCCTGAGCTACTTATGCGGTTCAAGAAAGCCGCCAAGGCTATGGGAACAAAGGAGCCGCCTATCATCCACCACGACGTTCCCGGATCGGCTGCACTTGTCACCATCGGCGGATGCAGCGACTTTGCAGGAGTCATCATGCCGCTACGTGTAGACGAAAAGTTGATGGCCCGTCCCTCGTGGATGACCAGCAAACTTGTAACGTCTGATGCTCAAGAGGTGGCGGTATGAAAACCGGAGATATTCTGTACTGGATCATCGTAGACGCCACAACGGGCGAGCCTATCATGGTCTGTTATTCACGCCAGCAAGCGCGGGACATGGCGCGGGGTTGTTTCGGGCGAATCTGTAAGGTCGAGGTGGCAAAATGATTACTACGACACTGAACCGTATCCGCGCTTGCAATCCTTGCTCAGAAGGCTGGACAAAGCTCCTAGCTGGGTTGGGTAAGACAAAAGCCGATGATGAGCCGCTTCCGTACTCTGAAATCGTGCGCATAAACGGCATTGATGATGCTCTATGGGCTTGCCGCGCCGAGCCTCAATACGCGAAAGAATGGCGCTTGTTCGCTGTCTGGTGTGCGCGTCAGGTACAACACTTGATGACCGACAAACGATCTATTGCAGCCATCGACGTAGCAGAGCGTCATGCTAATGGCGAGGCCACAAATGAAGAGTTAGCCGCAGCACGGGACGCACCATGTGCCGTAGCATGGGCCGCAGCACGGGACGCACCATGGGACGCAGCACGGTACGCAGCACGGGACGCACCATGGGCCGCAGCACGGGACGCACCATGGGACGCAGCATGGGCCGCAGCACGGGACGTACAAAAATCAGAATTTCTTCGCGTCGTGGCAAGGTCGAGGTAGCGAAATGACACTCAGGCGCTCTGTAACGCGCGTGGCGACGATCCTAGCCGTACTGG